GCACAGTACATTAGTAAAGGGACAAGAATATCTTCTTGTACAAGAGATATGTTTGTAGGTGGAACAGGTGGAGTAAGCACACTTACTATGAGGCTTTTAGCAGGAGGTAACACTGGTTTTAACCACTCTGGAACCACTTCAACCACTTGGCGTGTACCAGCATTCTGCACTAACTTTGCTGTAAGAGGATTTGATACAGATGTTAGGGATAATATTTATGTAGATACCACAAACAAAGACAGTGTGGCATATCATGCCAGTTCTACTACTTATGGTTCTGCATCTTATTTATCTAGTGGGAATGAACTTGCTTTAGGTGTAAACAAAATTGGGCATAACTGTGTTTCATCAGATGGGAATTGGAGTGCATACGATATAGCAACCCCAATCCACACAAGTTCACATTACCAAACTTTTGAAACCCCATTTCTCAATGAGTTAGTTGGTGGTGACAGAAACATGGAACAAACGAATTTAGTTTGCAGTCCAGATGGTAAGAGTTGGGATCAGTTGACGAGGGATACGAGTTATATAGGGAATATAGTAGGTTCAGCAAATCATGCTGGAGCAAAAGATTGGCCTAATATTTTTATGATGAACAAATGGAGAGGGACAGATGATGGTAGAGCCTCTCAAAATTACGTTCAAAAAGATTTTGCTATCGCATATGATCGCATCATTTTTTTAAGATCGGGAGAATATAAATTCTTCTGTTTATGGAATACTAATGGACAAGATGAACATTTTACAATAATGAAAAATGGCGTTAATTGTAGTTTAGCCTATGTTGAAAATAGCGGTGATTCTCAAACTGATAGTTGGTGTTTACATTTACAAAGAGGTGATTATGTGCAAGTAAAAGGTAGTTGGGGTAGTGACCCTACATATACTGGATTTTATATAGAAAGGTCATAAATGTTTATTGCAACTAAAGATACAAAGATAATTAGTATTCATGAAGTTGAATGGGAATGTAGAAAGAAAGCTAAAGGACTTACAACTATTGAATACTGGCCTTGGCTTGCCACTGTAACTTCTGGTGATCCACCAGTGTACGATTTTAGCGGGGAAGATTACGAAATAGTAGAAACAGATGCACCACTTAGTTATCAAGATGACAAAGGGAACACCATTAGTTTTCATCAAAGTGGACACATAGAAGGCCGAAACTATTTTCTCAAGTGGGACGGAAGTAAAATAGTCAAAGATGATACTGCATTGACCGCATACCAGACCGCATACCAGTGGAAAAGAATCCGTAATGATCGCAATCGGAGGTTAGCAGAAACAGACTACCTTGCGTTAAAAGACAATACATTAAGTGCAGATATGAAAACCTATCGACAAGCATTGAGGGACGTACCGAAACAAACGGACCCAGATAACATTACATGGCCGAATAAACCCTCATAAAAATGGCTTATACGAACTGCAATTATTCTTCTCGGCTTAATTGCCGCAGGGATGTTGCTAACCAAGCCCGTAACCAGCACAGTCAACACGTTATATGGTAAGGATGAGGTTAAATGCCTTGCTCTCAACGTCTACCATGAAAGCCGATCCCAATCCACGGCTGGCCGTTTAGCGGTTTTATTCGTTACCCGTAACAGGTTGCATTCAAGCCTGTTTCCTTCCGATTCATATTGCTCTGTAGTTTATCAAGGGATTCACAATGAAAGAGGTGTACCTTTACGGAATCGTTGCCATTTTTCTTTCTACTGCGATGGTCGCAGTGACTATCCTGCTAATCGACTGGCTTGGGACAAAGCTGTAAGCCTTTCTGAGTGGTTTTTATTAACAAACCACTATCTCCCAGACATCACAGACGGCTCCACTCACTACCATGCCTCATGGATGGAGAAGTACCCCAAATGGAGCTTTCAAAAACGCAAAATGGCGCTTATTGACGAACATATTTTCTACAAATGAATCCAGCCGACCACGCTTATACCTACGGCAAAACCCATCCCGATCTTATGGAAGTAAACACTGTTTTAGAATTATTGAACCAAGTAGGAATACCAGTAGCAATTTCGGTGATTCTAATGTGGTTTATTAAGTACCAGTTTGATGAGAGCCGGAATGAGAGAGAAGAAGCCAGAGAGGACCGAAGCGAAAACGAAAGGCAAGTCATTGAGCTTCAGCGTGATTTTAACAAGCAAATTGTTGATTCAATCAGCAAATTAACAAATGTAATTGAAAATAACACAAGAGTAGTTGAGCGATTTGAAGGGAAGAAATAATGGCAAAAGAAACCACTACGACAGTTGTTGAGAAGCCCGATCCACCTAGACCACTTAAAAAGTCTATGACTGTTAATGAAAAGATCCAAATTGTTCGGTTTTGGATCAGGGCAATTATCGCACTTTGTAATATTAGCGTGTTAGCTGGAATTATATTTTATCTACTCACTTTAAAAGATTCTGTCCCTGAAACCACGGAACGGATTCTCTTAATAATTGTCGGCCCCTTGATCCTGACAGCCGGAGCCGTGAGCAAGTATTTCTTTGAATCTGGCAACGACTTAGAGGATCACGCAACTGGCGGGGAAGGCTCGCCAAAACCTCAACCCAAGAAGGGAGGTGATGAAGAACCTAATTAATCTTTTATTAAACTGGTTGAATATAAACCCTCAAAAGAAGGATGAAGATATGCCCTTTGCATTTGCCCAAATAGGAAACATGTTGCTCGGTTTAATGCTTGATAAAGCACAAACTGCTGGCAAAAAAGAAATTATGAAAATGGTTGACGAGCATTTAGACGATGACGTTAAAAAGATGCTTGATGGTGGTATTTCAGATGATGCTTCACATGCGTTTGGTAGCCTTACCGAAATGCTTAATAAGAAAAAGTGATAGCGAGTTATTTCATGACACAAATCACGAAAAATTTTAGCGTTGCTGAAATGAAATGTAAGTGCGGGTGCGATCAGTGTGACATGGATGAGGTTTTTATGGAGAAGTTACAGCTTCTAAGGGAGAAGGTCGGCCCGCTTAAGATCAGTAGTGGCTTCCGTTGTGGCCCTTGGAATAACGAGTGTTCCAGTTCCGGCTTTGACGGACCCCACACCACAGGAAAGGCGGCTGATATAGTCTGCTCTGGCGATAAAGCAAGGCAAGTTCATGGTGAGGCTTATGCTTTAGGCTTCTCAGGTATCGGAGTTAGTCAGAAAGGCGATCATGCTGGCCGATTTATACATGTTGATAACTTAGAATTCCAAGACAGCCGACCTCGGCCTTGGGAATGGAGCTATTGATTGTCCAAGCCTCTCAGTTCTTTAAAATCTCTAAAAGATTGCGAAGGTAGGAAGCTTGAGGGGCTTGAGGCTGAATATTGTGGTGTCTCAGTAGAGTGCCTGCGATCTATCCAGTACGGAGATCAGTGGGGGCAGAGAATCAAAGGATTTTACGATGACTACCACGCAAGAAATGAAGGCAGAACTTTAAGGAAACGGACAAGAAAAAAAGCGGTTAAAATACGAGGGAATAAGTATGTCAAATTCAGGTAATCTGGTACTAAAAACAGTAGAGAGCGGCTTGGTGCTTTCAGAGATTCAAAAAGCCGCAATGGAGAATGATCACTCTTGCTTATATGCAACTCATTATGTAGAAAAGGATGACGAGATTGTAGGCGCTTTCAGCATCAGTTCACCGACTGTTTACTGGTGGATGCACACAGAGAAAATAAAAGGCCGTGATTCCTACAGAATCGGCGCTCTCATGACAAAGCTACTCTCAGACAACTCTCCAGGCATACATTACGCTCCTATCCAGCCCGATTCACCATATTATCCTTTAATGGACAAATTGGGTTATAAATCACTAGGAAACTGGGAAATATTCTATAAGGTCAAATAATGCACGAAGAGACTGTCACCACTAAGCAAGGCAATCTCTGGAAATTGGCTCCCAGCAAAGGTGATTTTATAGATCAGGCTATAGGGTGGTTCCCGTCACAAGAATTGGCTGATATGTTTGCAAAAACATGGTCTAAGTTTTCTGGTGATGCCAATAAGCGCAAAGAGCTTCTTGATATGCACAAGCAATCCTGGCCAACCCTACAAGATATAGATGGGCTTCATTCAAACCCTGAAAAGGCTAATCTTTATCTGCAACATGAAAAATCTCTGAAAATTAAAAAATGACTGCATCAGCCGACAAATTAAGCAATCTGCACGAGCTACTGACCCACGATCTGACTTATCGCATCAAAAGCGGGGAAGCAACTGCACAAGACCTCAATGTAGCCCGTCAATTTCTCCGTGATAACAAAATCGAGGCCACTGTCGATCATGCACCGATGCAAGACCTCTTAGAAGGTTTGAAGACCTTTGACGATTACGAGAATGGCCACGCCTAACCTTCATGACTTCCGCATATTCCTCCAATTAGTCTGGAAACACCTT